TAGATGAATTTGCTTCAAAAGCAATAGTTGATAAATTACTGTTTTCACCAATAATTAAATCAGTTAATATTTTTGTATTACCATTAATATCAATTCTATTATTACCACTTACATCAGCAATCATACCAGTTCTTACTTCACCAGTAGCTTTAATATTACTGACTATAACTGGGTCTACTGCTGTTAAATCAATAGCTGATTCAATAACTAAACTTCTTATTTTTGTTTCATCTGCACTAGCATCTACAAATATTTGTCTATTGCTATCACTAAATACACTAAAATCTATATTTTCAGATGAAGCGTTAAATATTATTGTACCTGGGTCTGTAGGATGATTTGTAAAATCAAGCATTCGTTGAGCACCTGAAGTAAATCGTAATCCTCCGTGTCCAGCTGTATTTGTAGTATTAGTACTTGATATTCTATCATTTGTTAGCGCTGAAGTTCCTGATGCTACTGGATTAAATCTTACATCATTACCAGTATGCATTGTAATACCAGTTGCTACTGCATCGTATATTACTTCGTTGTTTACAACATTTTTAATTATGTTGTTAGTACCAAAATCTATTCTATTAGCATTATTTCTACCTATTTTTAATGCTGTATTAAGTATACTTGTTACAGTTGTTAAAGCTGCATCTAAATCTAATGTTACACTATTATCAGTTGCTCCACTAGCTGTTGTTGCTGTTAAACCATTACCATCTACTAAGTCAGATAGTAAAGGCAAGTGTGTTGTTACCGCACCAGCATCTGCTAAAGCAGTACTTGCATAGTCTTGTGTTACTCTTCCTATAAATAGTTTGCTATTAGCGTTATGAAAACCTAATTCACCATAAACCAATCCAGATGGCAAAGTAGATGCATCATAATCTGCAGGACTATTTCTTTTTATTTTAATTTTATTTGACATGTTTTTCTCCTATATGAATGTTCCGCCACTTATTTCATCTACATCAATCCATTTAGAACTAGCGCTATCGTATTGTAGTAATGCACAATTGTTAGGGTCTGTAATATTTGTATCATTCATTTCAGAAAGAGTATCTTCTCCTGAAACTGTATTGTCTACATAAGTTTTAGTTGCTATAGTATTATCTACAGCTACACTAACTTGATTACCTGAACCCGTAGTATTTATACCAGTGCCACCTGCAATAGTTAAAGATTCGCTATCTAAATCTATATTTAATGCACCCCCTGTATCTGCTTGAAAATCTAAATCTTGTGCTGTTATTGATGCATTAATATTTGATTCTACTCCATCAATATAAGTTTTTACTGCCTTAGCACTAGGCAATGTTGTATCAGTACTAGCTACAGAACTTAAATCTGAATCTAATACTCCTGACTTTAAATTATCTACTTCTAAATTAGAAATAGTATTATTATCAGCGTCAATTGTTTTATTAGAAAGTGTTTGTGATGCATTAGCTGTTGCAGTATCATTTAATGCATCTCTTACATTAGTTGCAGTACTATTATCTAAACTTACAGGTATTTGACTAGCATCAATACTAAAACTATCTTGAACTTTACTAGTTCTTTGTATACCTACAGTTTTTGTAACAGTATTATTTTGTAAAGAAGTTTTTACTTCTGGATTTGTAACTACTTTTGCTGTTATACCCATTATGCTACCGATGCTGTAAATGTATGTGTTAGTTTAGTTGCACCTTTAGAAATTGTTACATCTCCTTGTATGTGCCTTACCCAAGCATCTGCTGCTTGGTCATCTTTTTCTACTAAATCCCAATAACCTTCAAAATTATCGTCAAAGTATTGTATAGCTTCAGCTGGTAATGTAAGAGTTATTGTTCCAGCACTTCTATCAGCTACTACATCAAAGTGTACTTCATTTTGACTTCCTGATGCCCAAACATCATTAGAAGCTGCTGTACCATCAGTGCCTTGACTTTTACCTGGTCCAGTAAATGAGCTATGATTGTAATCTTTTACAATTACAGCTGCATACTTCATATTAGAAGTCATTGTGTGTGTACTATCTAATGTTATTATATTAGTAAAATCTGCATTTTGTTGTAGCTCTATATCTTGATATTGATTTAATGAAATCATATTTTACTCCTAATATAAAAATACTACACTATTACTACTTGATTTAGACGCTGCTATTTTATAAGTGTGTCCTTTTAGTAAGTGAAAAACTACATCTTCATTGTTTACTGTAAGTGTAACATCTGCTGATGTGCCTTTCATGTGTACTGCTCTACATGTATCCATATCGTTTGTAGTAGCAACAACTGCCTTTATAAAAGGTGCTGCACTTTCTTGCATTGTATAATCATTTATACCTTTTGGGTTAGCCATATTATTCTCCTATTATTTAACTGCAAAAGCTTTTATTGGACTTGCCATAAATACTTTGTTTTTATTACTTTCATTATCAGAAACTTTTTTATAAAATTCTCTCATATAATATTCTTTTAGTTGCATATTACCAGCTCTTTCAGCTAGTTGTGCTTTAACATAACATACAACTGCAAGAGATAAAACTCTATTTAAATTAACGTGCGATGATTCATCAGGACTAGTATCTTCTGTTAAAGATGAAGTTGTTTCTGGGTCTTCTACAACAAAAGGTTCAATTATTTTTGTAAATTCAATACGTAATCCATTTGTAATATTTTCATCTGGATATGTTATATCATCTTCTTTTCCACCGCTTACTCTACCTTGATTATCTATAATTCTACCAGCACTACGAACTATTTTATAAATTCTTATTTTTTTACCACTAAATATGTATGCGTATGTTCTATCTGTATCGTAACTCATGGGTTTGTATCCTCAGTTATAAGTGGGTCGTGTCTTAATCTACGTATACCTTTATATTTGTTATCGTCTTCTGTGTCTAATATACTTACAGTTTTTAATGAAACCATACCTGGTGGTAAAGGATAGTCTCTTGTATTTTCTACAATATTTTGTTTATTTACCGCAGTATCTAACTCATTATTAGACTGTATTTCTAATATTGCATCTTTAATAAATGCAATTACTAAATTAGTATCACGTGAGTTTGCTCTTTCCATTATTTCTAAAACTTTCATTATGTAGTCATTCCTTGTTCTTTACGTTGTGATTGTTGTTGTTGTTCAGGAACTGCGAGTGCTCCAGTTATAGAGCGTAACTCAGCTACTGCTCTTTGATAAAATGCTACTGCTTGTTGTAGTCTTTGATTTGCTAATGTAAGATTACCTTGAGATACTTGAATAACTGCGTTAGCCATTTCTGGGTCTTCATCTTCTAGCCAATGTATTGCACTTAAGCTTGTTTTACTAGATGCATCAAAACTATTATATCCACCTTCTAATATCTTTTCAGCATCAGAAGTACTAGATAATCTAAGCATATCTAATGAAGCTGCGTAATGTAGTGCTACGTTTTCATATTCTGATAAAACCCAGTTTTCACTATTTTCATCAATTATTGGGGGAGCTGAATAAACAATTACTCCTTTATCTCCATTATTTGGTGTAATGGTAGTCGTTGAGCCTTCCCCCACTTTAGTATAAACTAAATTAGAACTTGTATTATTAAAATCAGGGTCTGGTTTAATATATATTTTACCACTTAGTTTATAAAATACTGGAAACATTTTAGTAGGAAATGATAAACTATTATTTTCATCAGTAGAATGTATAAACTTATCTGATATTTCTCTAGCTATTCTACGCTTAGTTCCGTCAAATCTATATACTGCTAGTATTTTATCAAAAGCTACTTCTGAACCATTACCAATAACATTAGTATCTGTATCGTTGACACTTTGTCTTCCGTATATTTCAGTTTCAGTAGCAATAGTCCATAACCATTTTTCAGGTAATGATGACATAATAAATTTACTACCAGCATTTATATACTCTACTAAGAATCTAGCTTTAGAGCTATTTCCAGTAATATTATTAACTTTTTCCCATAATTTCATAATTTTTTCCTACCGCAGATGAATCCCTCAAGGGAGAAAGGAGGTAAAGAACCTCAAGGGACCATCTACAATTTAGCTATTATTTCCAAATAGCGTGTGATTCTGGCATCATGTATTCAAAACCAGCTTCTGTTAATATGATGTCTACTCTCTTGTCAACACCTGTGTTTTCAAGATTTTGGACTCCTACGTATACCGCAGTATCTCTATTAACTCCATTACCAACTAGTGGTCTGTAAGCTACGTTGTTCATATTTAATGCTAGAATCTTGACATCAGTACTATCTAAAGCAACACATCTTGCGATGTTCATGCTACCATAAACAGTAGAGATTTCAGTTACATCTAGTCCCATTACTTTCTTTCTACCTGTAACGGCTAGGTCTGCTCGGAATTGTCCATCAATTCCAATGTTGTTCTTAAAGAACCCACCAATTTTGTGGAACCAAGTATAAACCGCAGTACTACACATGTAAACTGTAGCTTTGTCTTGATTATATCTAGGGTCACAATATTGAGACATATCTTGCAAGAAATCATCAATTGTCTTATTTGCAAGTGTTAAATCAAATATGTTTCCAAAGTTAAGAACATAGTCAATAGCACCTTGAGTGTGTTGTACACCATCTAGGTCTGCTTGTGTACTAAATAAACCAGCGTGTTCAATTTCCCACTTGTGTTCAATTAGTTTTTCTTTCCATGTTCTTGCCCATTCATTTGGTTCGTATTTAAGAGCAGTTGCTCTAGCTGTATTTGTCATACCAAACTCAGTTCTAAAAATCTGTGTTTGTCCAAATCCACTAGAGTATGGGTTATCTTTATAACTTTCTCCGCTTAATCCAGAACCTTCTCCGTAGGAAGTACCTACAACATAAGTTCTTTTAGCTTCTAAAGCTTCAGCAACATCTAAGTTGTATACTTCTAAAACTGGTTTATTGCCAGAAAAACTAGCTAATTCTGCAGCTCCTGAAGTTCTAAGGACTTTACCAACTACTTTTTTCATTTCACCAGTAGCGTCTCCACCCATTGAGTTTGCTGAAAGGTCGATTGCTGTTTGTGCGCTAACAGAAACAACTTTAACAAGTAAGTAGTCTGAAACTGCTCCACCACCACTTACTGAAGACATAGGAACTTTAAGGATTTGATTTTTCATAATCCACTCAGGTGCTGTACCTGAATCTCCTACTTTAATTTGTCCGTTAGATTGACCTTTAATATTTTGAATATTACCAACACTGAAGTAGTCAGTAGCCATAATTAATTCTACTGTTGCTCCTGCTGATAAAGCTCCGTTTGAATTACTTTTTAATGTAGCATCATCAAGTTTGTCTGCTGAGCCATTATCAAATCCAACTACGTATGCATATCTTTTGTGAAAAGAATGTCTCTTTTCGGTAAACTTAAACTGGGGGTCATCAGTTGGTTTCTTAGCCAATGAAGAAACTAGTCTGAAAAATGGAGTTTGGTCAATTGCCAATTCTCCGAATCTATCAGAAAAGTCGTATCGTCTACGTAAATCTCCAGTCTCTAGTGAAGGACCATTTGATGCCGCAAAACCCTTGCTTAAGCCTGTACTTGTAGCTAATGCTAAAGGACTAGCACTAGGATATGAAGTATCTGCCATGTTATTACCCTCCTTGGGGTTGTTGAGTTATATTATTACATCAATTTGTTTAACTCAGTTCCTTCGGATAGCAATTTGTCAAAGACGGCATCGTCTATTGATTTTTCTTCTCTTTGTGTATTCCCACTCGATGCTACACTAGTTGGCATTTGTCTAACATTTTTCATTTGTTGTATTACTTCGTTTCTAGTGTTATTAGCGACTTCGTTGTCTCTATTATCTCTATTTTTCAAATAATAAACATCTTCTAAAGTTAGTTTGTGAGACTTTGCATATTTCATTAAATCATTATAGTCTTCGTCTGAAACATTATGTTTGCTTTTAAAAGCTGTTTCTTCTGAAGCTCTACGTGATTGTTCAGATTGTTTTCTTGCAAAATCACCAAGCCTTCTTTGTACAACTCCATCTACTGTTGCATTAAACAACTTTGCAGATTGTGAGTCAGGGTTTGACAAAGCGTCGTCATAATCAAATACGAAATCTTCATCTAAGCCAAGTTGCTCTTTTACACTCCTAGGAGCTGAGCCACCACCCTCAAAATAACCTCTAACGTGAGAGATTAAATTAGGGTCCTCTTTCATTGCATTGAGTAAAGGCATATATGGTTCTAAGTCTTGCAATTGATTGTTAAGTCTTTTTGCTTCTCTTGACGAATCACTATATCGCTTTTCCCAATCTACTGAAACTTGTTCAGTATTTTGCTCTGCAACAGGGTCCTGAATTGGAGTTGTCTGTTCTACTTGAGCTTCTACATTTGGCTGTTCTACCACTTCACCCATAACTTGTCTATCAAGCTGAGAAAAAAAATCTTCAGCCACAGTATTGTTCTCAGTAGGGGTTACATCATTAGATTCTGCACGTTCTGCATCATCTATAAGTAAGTTATCCTTGTTATTGTCCATACTGTATTTCTCCTTCTAATTTACTGTACGTTTTTTTCATTATCAACATTTTCTTGTTGAATTTTTTCTTTGTCTTGCATTCTACTTCTTATTAGTTTTTGAGCTGCAACACTTTTATTTAATTCTTTATCTAATGTTTTAGAACTTTCATTAAGTTTATCTTTAATACCAGCTTGTACTAATTGTCTTTCTAATGTTTCTATTGTTCCTTTTTGATTTTTAATAGCACTTTCTGCGTTAGCTAGTTGTTGTTGCATTTGTGCATACATACTTTTACGTTGTAATAATTGTTTTTTATTACGTATGTCAGTTTGTTCTAACATTGCTACATCATCAATTAATCCAGCTTGGAACCATTTAAAGTATTCTTCTTGTAATGCCCATCTATTTAATGGTTGTGTTGAACCAGCAATAATTCTAACATCAAATTTAGCTGAAGCGTAATCATTAAATCTATCTACTACTTTTCCAAAATCATTGTAAATAGGAATATTAATAGTTACTTCTTGTACTTCACCTTGAGTTTGTCCAGCATCAGGTTGTACTATTCTTAATATTTTTTGTGTTGTATAAGTAAATTGTGCAAATTGAACAAATATTTTTCCTAAATGTTCTAAAGCTGGTTCTACAATATTGTTTACAAATTGTCTAATTCTTCTTGTACCATATTCATCCATAGCTAGTAATCCACGATATGTTTCAGTACTTGGTCTACCGATACCTTGCATACTAGATGATATACCACTTATATATTCTATATCTTGTTTACCTTGTTGTGTTGTAGTATAAAAAGCATTATTTATTGGTAAAGGTTGTATAGCGTTTGGAGGTTGAAATCCTTGTCTATATTTTAACATAGCTCCTGGGCTACTTGAATATTTTTCCCATTCTTCTTCGTCTATACTACCTTCAGTATATAACCATCTTAAATTTGATGCTAAATTTGCATTATGTAACATTATTTGGTGAGACTTATTTATTTCTCTTTGTTTACCAATCATAGGTATTACTGCACTTACAGCGTAAGGAGTATTTGTATGTTGATATGGAATAGGAACAATAGGGTAATCTTCTATTGGTAATATTCTTTCATATAAATACATATCACCAGCTGATGCACAAACTTTTATTTGTGTTTTAAAAAATGGAACATTTTCTACTACTTGTTGTCTAAAAGATGGGTCTTTTACAAGATTTTCATATTGAGTTTTAGACATTACTATTTGTTTAGTTCTAGTTTGAGACCTTATTAATTCTGCTTCCATTAATGCTTGTTGTTCTTCTATTCTTGATTGCATTTGTTCAAATAGTTTTTGAGATTCTATTTCAGCTCTTTCTTCTAACATTTCTCCTTTTTGTACTAGCATTTGTAATTCTTGTTCTTTTTCTTTTAGAACTACTTCCATTTCTTCTTGCATATTTAAAATATCTTTTTGCGTAGCTTCTTTAATTTTTTGAAGTTCTCTTTCTGTTGGAGGTTTTCTTAACCAAACGTTTACATGTGGTATTTTTTCTTTTGTATATACTTCATAAAAATCTAGTATATCATCTTGTTCACCTTCTAGTGTATATGCTTCATTCTCTAAATCTCCAGGTTGTATACTGTCTGATTCATGAATATCTCTTTTAGAATATTGTTTACTTATTTTTTTTACTTTTGCTTTCATTCTTACTTGAGTATTTGTTTTTGACC